ATTTTTTTGACTGAAAACATATTAAATCCCCCCTATCAGATTAAGTGTGATATTGCTTTCTTTTATGCTCAAAATCGCAGGTTCTGAAAGTTCGTAGCTTCCCGACCTGTCACCCAAAAACGGGTATATTACGAATGTCCATTCATCGTTGGTTGCATAATTCTGATTGATTATGAAACTAATTTCTGGGAGAGATACCAAGAACCCGACCGTGTAATTCCCTGCAAACGTGTCATCCTTGAAAAGTTGGAATGTATTTGAGGCTGTGAACCTTATCTTCCAATTGTGTGGTACGATAGAGCCAACAAGCAATGTCGCATCCCAATTCAATTCCGTTGTGGAAGAGATGGGTCTTGCATAAGGGATTATGGAAAAAACATTGATGATGCAGGATTTAACCCCTGCCACATTGCAGACTATTTGGGCAATGTTTCCCGAAACCATCCTGCCCGAAATATCCTGAGTATCAAGACTGCCGAACGATACAAGTGCGTTTTTGATTTTTTGGCTTGTTTCAAGTCTGTCAGCATTTGAAAGCAGTTCCACATCAATATCCAGTACGACATCAACCTCTCCTGCCGAACCTACGTTTACACGGGTGCAGATTATGATTTTATCCTGATAGTAAGCCTCCACAGCGTCCAAAAACGCCTGATTGGCTATCCCCCCACCATCGGGAATTACGAATATATCCACGGTAGTGCCGTAGTTGTATGACAATCCTGCTTTGGCAACGCCTGGGGCGAGTTCCCCCAAATCCCTGTATGTATCCCTGCTGATTGCTGTTTCCACGGTTCTGTTGAGTATCGAAACATTCTTTGCGATTTCCACTGTTTTCTCCCTGTCAGATCCTGCGAAACTTTCCGAAACATTGGTTACGGTTGCAGTGATACCCGATGGGAGTGAAAGCGTTGAAACAATCTTGTTGATTTTGTTTTTACCAACCCTGCCTTTTGTGCCTAGTGTTGTGTAATAGGATGCGTTTATGTTCTGATTTGCGGATGGGAGTTTGCCATTGATACCATCTCCGAATTTGATTTCGGTGATTGCATCGCTGTTGACGCTTTGGATGAAATGAAGGCTCGCAGGGAGGCTTCTGAAAAAAGTTTCTTTCGCTTCGTATTGTTCCGATGCGATTGTAATATCAAGAGAGTTATCGACAATCTGACCTGCAAGAATTAGCTTTTGATTTTCAGTTCCGTTTGTAATCCCTATGACCGCCGAAGGGACAAATGTTTCCTGACTGGCATTGGTAATACCTGAAAGCTGACCAATCGGGATACTCAAATCCTGTGTCGTTATATACTGTATCCCGTCCGCTGTTTCGCATATCGTGCCTTTCGGTATCAGTACGACCGTAGCAGAAACAGCCGACAATGTGAAAGTAAGATTGACGTTGCAGGGAATAAAGCCCCTTACCCTGTAATCTTCCGCAACGGCAAGTTCCACCGCACTCGAAAATAATCTGCAGGTTGAAATGTGTGTTTCCCTCGCCACATTGTCAATGTAGTAGTGGAGGTTTTCAGCAAGGTTCGCCCAGATTTTCAAGCCACGTACAAGAATATCGCTTTCGTAGTCCTTGATTTCGGGCAACTCCGAAGGCAACATAACCTTCAAATCCTGCAAAATCTGCTCTTTGGAACGGCTCAAATATGAAAATAGGTTTGCCATAGTAATTTATCTTATTCTACTGAAAAAATATGCCTCCGATTCGTAATATTCGCTATTGACAGAATATGTCAAATCAAAAATCCTTGCATCGTTTTGAATGAAAAATTTATCAATCCCCAAACGGTGGCTGACTGCCTTGTTAAAAACCAATAACTCCCTGTCTTGGAAAAGATGTACCCTTTCGTGGGTGGGGGTTGAAACGAAATCATTTGAATAACCCAACTGCCTGTATATTTTTACCAAATCGTTTACAACTATATAGTCTGCGTTGTAGTATCCTTTGTAGTCTGGTGGATTCAATAGGTTGAATTGTTCCTCAAAATAGAAATCCCCAATCTCGAATGTTTTTGCAATCGAGAACGTAATTTCTGGTCTTGAAACAAGGATTAAAAAACGGATAAGGCTATAAGGATTCAGAAACACCCTGAATCGGTGTTCCCTGAAATTGTATGAAAATTCAGAAAACCCGAAAAAATATGTAAATTCCTCGAACGGCTTCATATTCCTAGCGACATTGTAGTTGATAGAGCTGCCGATGCAGAAAACCAGCTTTGACAACTGCCCGTAGGCTAAGTTTTCCTCGCTCACAATCAGTTCCCCTGTTTTTTTTGCCCCGTAGATGATTCCACCACCCAAACACCCGTAACCGAAACTTCTAAGCATATACGGCAATAGCTTTTTGTGTTTCGGCTTGTTGATTAGGCTTGAAACACCCGTAGTAATCCCGTTTGATAGCACATTGGTTGCAATCATCTCTATTTCCGACTGAGAATTTGCAGGATTGAGACAGAGCAGGAACAGAGATATGTAAAATATTGACTTCATTAAGCTGTTGGGTATTTTAGTATGAAATTGCCTAGCCCTCCTATTGATGACACATCCCTTGAGATGAAAAGATTCCCGTTGATAATATGAAGCCCCCCTAGTTTACCTGAATCTATTCCACTGTTTTGAATGGGCTGTGATATAGTTGAATTGTTGAATGGTGTTAAAGATGCTCCAAGCGTATGCAGATAAAATGCTGAAGGTGAATTAACGGCAAACTGGAAATCCCCAATAATTGTAACTTCCCCAAATTGGTCTTTCTTTGCTTTGAGCGTATAAGATTGAAGGTTATCGTCACCACTTTGGAAAGTCAAAGCCAAATCGACCCAACTCCCCGTAGCTCCAACCACAGCCTTTGAGTTTGCATTTGCATTAACACCTGCTATCAACCCATCAGTTTCAGGTTTCGTATAATAGTTTGTGAAAATTGAATTAGTTTCAGGTTTCGTATAATAGTTTGTGAAAATTGAATCTGTTTCCCCTTTTGTATAGTAGTTCCAAAGGTTCAAATCCAAACTTTCGCCCTCGTAAACCTTGCTCCAAGACGTTGTGGATAATTGGTAGATGTAACCTGCCGAACCTGCCGAAACCGTTACATCGGCTGTCGCATCTATAACGTGTGCCTTCAATCCGTCAAATACTATTGCAATCGCATCTCTTTCGGCAATATTGTTGACAACTTTGGATTCCCTATATTCATCAGGGATATAGATTGCAGGGATTTTAATATCCGCCCCAAGAGGCACAACCCCGTTGGCAACACCTTTTTCGGAAATGTCTATTTTCTGCAAAATGGAAGCATTCAGAATGCTTATATCCGCACTTGTTGCAAACCTTCTCCACGGTTCCCAGTTTTCCGAATTGGTGTATGATTTCGACCTATACCATTTATTCGGGTTGCTATCCATATCCGTTGCAACCTGAACAATTCTGGCAGAATCAATTCTGATTACTTCCACAAGCCAGTATGACCCGAACAAGGCAGGAGGGCTGTTGAATCCTCCACCAGTATTAATTACAACCCCGTATCTAATCGAACCCCAAAGATTTGTAGGGCTATCAGAAGGATACATCGCATTGAAATCGCTGTCATCAGGTAGTGAAATCACGTTTCTGAACAAATTATCAGATTCATCTTTTGTGTAATAGCCACTCAAATCCACATCGCCAGCATAAGCGAATTTTGGCTTTTCAGACCTTGTATAAACAACCCCTGACTGATTCAATGCAGTGCAATTGATTGGCAGTTCGAGAATACCGAGTAGAACCTGATTGCTTGCAAGGGTGAGGGGGAGTGTCACGTTTTCCAAAACGCTGATGGATGCAGGATTTCCGCCCGTACTTAATACGTAGCCATGTTCCAGTATCACCGCATCCTTTCGGGTTACCCCTGCCGTTGTGTTGATTGGCAGACTGGCAACCGTGCCGATACGGATTTCAACGCCCTGCTTTGTGATTACGACACCCAGTTTGTCTGTAAGTGATAAGTTGTCGTTCACGTAGTTTTGCCCCGTGGTCAGGTGGTTGAAACCTAGGTTCATTGATGCACCCCGTACCGCATCGAAACCGTAATACAGTCCGCCCGGTGCGATGGTTGCAAATCTGCTGTTGAGGTCGAATGTGCTATCGGGTGCCTCGAACTCGAAAAGTCTTTGTTGAGCCATAATCTATAATCTTTGGAAATCATATATCAACTCCTCAGTGGAGTTGCTTTGGATTATTGTGTATATTATTCTGCTTTTTACAATCGAGGTATCCACCTCGAAAAATATCCTTTGTACCTGTATCCTTTTTTCCTGCTTCAATGCAGTCTTGATAAAGCTGGTCATTAGAGTAATCAGAACCTCGTTGTTAGGCTCGAAAGTCAATTCGTTAAGCCTTGAACCGAAAGACCTGTCGAAACCGTAACCTCCCTGCTGTGTTCCAAGTATAGCCTTCACATTCTGCTGTATCGAATCCTTATTCGATACAGCCAGTTCGGATGATCCATTTGCCCCGATGCGTATCGGAAAAATTAATGCACTCATATTCCAAATGGTAAAATGACGTTGTTCTCTTTGTAATGCCCTTTTCTAATCCAGTTCCAGTACACTACCGCATCCGCAAGGTTGGGGGAGTGTCCAAGTCTTTTTTTTATAGCGTCCTTTGATTCCACCGCTATTTTCTCTTTCTGTTCCACTTTTGGGATGACCAACTCCGAAACAAGAAGCCTGAGTAATGTCTTGTCCTTCACACAAAACCGAACCTCACCAAGCCTCAAATCCTCCCTTAGTTCCCAGTACATCTGACCTCTAAGCGAATTGAAATTGAACAATGGCTTACCCTCCGAATCTTTCTGAATCGCTTTTGCAAGCTGACCTCCCTGCAAACTCACCACCTTTCTGCCTTTGTCGTGTAATGCGTTGATTGTCGCCACTCCCACGCCCACCCCGTCAATGCCTACATTGTAGGGCTTCACATTCCTAGTGGTTATTTTTCCAGTCCTGTAATTCAAATAGTTGTTTTGAGCCAGTTCCATATCTGGCATTATCAGGTTGTAAGCTAAATGAGTGGCGTTCGGGCATTGAAACTCCTGCAATTCCGTGAGTGTGTTCCCCTTTCCCCAAGCCAAAGCAGCCTTGTCGCCTGTTTCGCTGTTTGCCACGTCAACCCCCAATGCACCTAATCCAGTCGGTTCTTCATCCGATTCAATGATGCAGTCCTCAATCCAAGCGAGTTTGATTAAACTGTCTTTGGATTGGGCTGGCGAAATCCCCCGAACCCTCGATTTATAGAAATTGCTTTCCTCACCGTACTTGTCTTTCCTGAAATCAATGCTTTGCCTTGTTACAGCCCCTTTCACCACTTCCTGATTCTGCACCACATTTGGGAAATCCAAAGCAGATATTCTGAAACTTTTTACCCGATCCGATTTGCAAAAATTATGGAGGGTATCAGTTTCGCTGTCGGGATTCCCAACCGCAAGGATAAGGTTGTGACCACCCGTACTTGTATTTTCAAAAGCTGTCAAAATTGGCAATCCTATGCCCGGTGTTTCCTCCGTGATGATTAGCATGTGTTCTCTGTGGAATCCCTGTGCCTTTGTCGCACTAGCTTCACTTGCCCCCACACCCGATACAAAGCCGACCGCCTGCCACCCTGCTGTTTCATCCTCAATATTATCCTTCTTCGTTCCATCCACCACAAGCCTTAATGAGTATAGTTCCGCATTGGGTCTTATCCTCTTGAATTTCCCGAAAGCCTTTTCTATTTCAGTCCAGAGATGCAGTTTCAACTGTGATTCTTTGGGGGCTGTGGTGACCACCAATGAATTTTCAAAGCAGTCCAGAAACCAAAACACTATCCTTGCAAGCGTGTATGTTTTCCCAGTTCCCGTTGCCGATTCCACACCTACCCAGTTGCCATTCCCTAGTTCCCTCCAAGCCTGATAGAGTGGGTCTTTATCCCCATCCCAGACATAGCCTTCGTAATTGTCGAACATTGACCAGATAATTGATTCCTTGCTTTCGCCAAACCTGTCCGACAACCAAAATGCAGGGTTCTCCCTGTATTTCTGCATCAGAATACGTCTGTATTTCTCAATTTTGGCAAGCCTTAGAACCTCGTTATCTTTCATAGTTTCAATAATTAACTTGCAGGGCAACAGACTGAGGCGACAGTTTTTATTTTGTTGCCCGTACAAGTAAGAAGCGAAACAAAGATAGTTGTTTTTTCAAAAATAATTAATATATTTGAATTATAATTCAAAGTAATTTATTAATAATTCAAAATATTTTATCATGTTGCCATATTTTCCCGAAAGAGATAGTACCCGTGATTCATACGCATCCGTGACAAGGGTTATCAATGCCACCCAATCCGAATCAAAAAGGAAGTCGTTGCAGAACTGGATTGCACGCACTGGCAAGGAAAAAGCCGAAAAGATAAGCGAGGCTTCGAGAAATCGAGGCTCGAAATTCCACGATGACGTGAAAAAATACTGGCAGGTGGAGCGTGAAAGCATCCATCCATCAATCATTCAGTTTCTTGAAAATTCAGGCATAGAGATAGAGTTTTGCGAAAGTTGGATTTACTCCGACAAATACGGATATAAGGGTATAGTGGATATGGTGGCGAAATACAAAGGCAAAGGCTGTATAGTGGAGTGGAAGACATCTAACAAGGACAAGAAATCGGAACAGATGGGGGATGCAAAATTGCAGGTTTCGGCTTACGCCAATGCAGTAGAGGAGATGTATAAAATCAAGATTGAAACCGCCCTGGTTATTGTGGCTGTCGAAAGGGATTTAGTGAAAGAATTTAATCCATTTTCAATCCCTGAAAAATATTACACGTTTCAGGTGTTTGAACTGAACGAGAAACAAATCAATCGTTCGTTTACCCGTTTTGCAAAGAAGGTACTGGACTATAAAAACCCCGAATATCTGGATTTGAGGGAGAAAATGAGGAAGGGGAAGGCAACCCCTACCCTTGCCCCCTCGAATCCATTTTCAATATAAGTTGTTTAGCGTTTACCAAAAAAGCACCCTGTTTTACGGAGTGCTTTTTTTTTATTGGGTGAGTGCGATGTTAATCGCCATTTTCCATACGCCCGACAACCCACTGTGGAACAATGCCGTCATCGGTTCTATCCGCTAAATCTTCATCCCAATTAAAATCGACTACTATCTTTTCATCAGAACTCCAATCCCTACCAAAATCTTCAATAGTCAATTCTGCATCATATTTAGCCAATAATGCTTTTAACTCTTTTTTGAACTGCTCCACCTTATCCTTACCCGACAAAAAAACGGAAGGCATAACTTGTTCTAATAATTCTTCTTTGGTAACTTTTTTTGTCTCCTTACTCATCCTCTTTTCGTTTTATGATGTCCAAAATTTCATCGAACGACAACCAAAACACGGTCTCTTTTTCGGAGAACCAGCACCCCTCGTTTTCATAACAGATAGTGTAATTGTTGTATTGGGTACAACTATCGAAAGGGGATGGGAGCGAATTTTCAAAGGCTTCAATGTTGCCTATACTGCTTTGCAGTCGGTCTTGAAGCATCTGCCTATCCTGTGCGAAAACCGCAAAGGATAAGCAGATAAATAGGAGTGTGGCAATCGCTTTCATACTATCTGCGTGCTAAACATCTCTTCCAATTTTGAAATAAAATCAGTAATGGGTTTGGACGACCATTCCGTTTTATTGAACTGCGAACTTACTTGAAGTTTGATATTTTTCAAATTCAATTTCAATGTGTTGTTCAACGAGTATTCTATTTCGTTAATGAAGTGTGTTTCTGAAGCCTTCATTCCGAAACCGTGTTTGAAACCCCTCGTCATTAGATGTTCCACAAAATCCTCATCTAAGGCAATATTATCTTTGTGCGAATAGTATACAATATCCTCTGCCAACTTTACATTTGACACCCCACCCACCATTTCGGCAAGTTCCAGTATTTTCGATTTTAGAGGGTTCTCAAGCAACGCCACCAAATCGGCATCAGTCATTAGCTTGTTACCCTTGTTCAATTGGTAGGCGAGCCTTATATTGGCTTCATCACCTGATTTTGCAAGACCTTCCAGTTTCGTTATTGCTTCCAGTCTTTCATTCATTTTATCCATTTCGTTACATCGTTTATGTTTATGATGTACAAATGTAGTTAAATTTAATTAAAATTCAAACTATTTTACATTATATTTCAAACTATTGAAAAATAAATGAAAAAAGTTTGCAATAATTCAAACTTTCCAACTATATTTGCGTATAATTAAATATAACGAAAACATAAACGAATAACGAAATGAGAAAAGTAACGAAACTGGTAATCGAATTTGTAAAATCATTCTTCACAGCGAAACCAAAGGTTTACGCAAGCGTGAAAGAGGCTCTAAGAAATGAAGTGGTAGAACTTACCTTTATCAAGGCGAACGGTGAACTAAGCACCAAATACGCCACAAAAAAACAGGATGCAATCCCCCAACTGGCAATGCCTAAAGGGAACGGCAAATCATCCGAATCCGTGGTAACCTTTTTCTCGCTCTTAGACAATGAGTGGAGAAGTATGAAGGCAGAAGCGGAACACCAATACAGGGTGCTTACCAAATCAGAAATCAAAAAATTAGCAATCAATTAATAGCAAACTAAACCTACCCCTGCGAAAGTAGGGGTTAAAATAAACCTATATGAATATAGAAGAAGGATATTTGGAAGGTGAAACCTGCAATAGGGAAGGATGCACAGGCATTATTCAGGAAATAGAAAAAGAAGGAAGTTGTTCCTGCCATATAAATCCTCCGTGTGGTTATTGCACCGAGCAAAATGCTTACTGTGAAGAATGTGGATGGGATGCCAAAGAAGAACAACGAGAATATGACAGGGTGCAATCTGAAGCATATAAAAAAAACGAGGCTTACTATGAACAGCAAAGAAAAGAGCGTGATGAGAAAGATAGACTGTTTTGGAAAAAATTTCGTGGTGAAATCCCTGCCGATAAATTGGAAATACATAGTCAATCGCACACACATTTTTCGATGAGGATAATGGGTGTTTTCCCAAAGGGGAGCGAAACGTGTCAATCAATATTGCCTAAAGTCATAGGAACATTTGGAGGGCGTTGGGTTTCAAGGATTGACGAACAAAGTTACAGTTTTGAATACATTGCTTATACAGATTAACCAATGAAACACCCTAAAAAATGGAGTACGGAGGAGCGTGAATCAGCCCTGCAATACTCCGAAAATCAGGACTTTTTGCGGAGGGAAAACGAAAAAACACTGGCTAGACTGGCGTTCTTGGAAGGCATCCTGTGGCAGAAAAAACGAGTACAATTAATACAAATCAAAACCCAAGACAATAATGAATCCAAGTGATATTTTAACAGTAGGTGCGTTCGTTTCAGAGTTCAATCAGATGAAAGCCGAAATGATGCACGAGATACACCTGCTAAGAGGAGAGATTGCCCTTTTAGGGAACTCAAAGAAAAAAATGAACAGGTTGAAAGCCTCACAATATTTGGGGCTTTCATACTCACAAATGGGTACGATTTCCTACGAAAAAGGAATCGACAAACCCAAAGGCAAAAAGCGTGTTCCGTTTGTCCGTGTCGGTGGTAGCCTACTCTATGAGATGGAAGACTTGAAAGCGGAAAAAGAGAGGTTCATTAATCAGGCGGTTTAGGGATATGATAGTGTAAGTTCGGGATTAGTACCCTTGAATGAAAGTCCGCAGTAGTAACGAGATTTACTATTATGCAGGTGCAACACCTGCCACTATTACACAGGTTGTTTCGGCTTGTATTATTTTAGGATTATGAGTAGTGAAATAAACTACAATTTCGCACGCTCATTGTAGTTTTTGATACACCAAGTTGTTATTGGGCAACTGATAGCAACTTTGGCATTATCAACCAAAGAAAAAAAATATGATAAAAAAAATAATCATCCGTAAAAAAGACGGTTCAAAACGGATAGTCTTTGATTGTGATAAACTTCAAAAAAGAAGGCTTAGACGGATAAACTCCCTTGTTTTGTCGCAGTTGCAGGATGTTTTCTGTGAACACGCACACGCCTATATCATAGGAAGGAACACCTATACCAATGCGGAAACCCATGTAAACAAGAAAATATCAATCAAAATGGATTTGAAAGACTTTTTCCATTCGATTGATTTTGAAAAAATAGACAATTGCAGATATTTTTCGGAGGAAAGCAGGGAATACCTACATCCCGATATAGATGTTTTCATAAAAGCCATGTATGGCAACACGGCACTAAAAATAATTGAGATACCGATAACGATTGCAAGATTCATCAAAGACAACTGCTTTGTGAAATTGAATAAAAAAATGGTTTCGGGCCAGGGGTTGCCGACAAGCCCTGCAATATCGAATATCGTTTTTGCGGAAATTGATTCATTGCTTTTTGAAAGTCTAAAGCAACTGGATAACGAGGTTTCATATTCAAGGTACAGCGATGACATTACCATATCTACCAATAACGAAGACAAGGAATTTCACAGCAGGATTATTTCAGTTGTCACGGAATTGGTCAATAAATCAGGATTCACCATCAATGAATCAAAGACAGAGGTAATGTCGAAAAAACAGGGGAACAGGATTATTTGCGGTCTTGCTGTTGACGAGGGTATTTCAATCCCAAAAAGATTGAGGAAAAAAGCAAGGGCAATAGAACACAATGCAGGTAAAAACCCTGAAAGCAAAAACTTTGCCCATCAAAGTATGTCGAACTATATCGAAAACGTACTTAACCCACCTCGAAAATTCAACAAAGAGCAGATTGCCGAAATAACAAAATTGTGGCTTTCAGGCACATTTGAATTGGATGGGTCTGAAAATCAGGATATAGAATTGGTTAAAGCACTACTCAAAAGCAAGAATGCAGGGAAAGCCGTCAGCAAGATGGTATTCGACAACGCCTATTTTCAAAACCTTTTAACTAAATAAAACCTATGCCGATAGATTACAAACTATACCACCCCAAATGGACGTTGATACGCAGACTTATCCTGAAACGTGCAGGTCATAAGTGCGAGAATTGCGGAGTGGAAAACTACAAAACTGGATACCGCAACGAGGTAGGGGATTTGGTCGAGTGTAATGCTTTCCAATCCGATTTCGCAGGTAAAAAGCACATCAAAATAGTGCTGACCATCGCACACCTCGACCAAGACATAAGGAATAACCGTTTCAGCAACCTCAAAGCATTCTGCCAGAGATGCCACCTCAAACACGATGGCAAAATGCATGCATACAGCAGAAAGTACGGAAAAAACAGAAGGGAACAATTAGGGATTTTTAACAATCAATCAAAATGAATACATACGCAAAATACTGCCCCAATGTCTTTGTGGCAAAATGCACTGAAAAACACGAAAGAGGGGCTACCATATTGGTCACCACAAAATACGGCAAAGAAAACGAGTGCATCGTTTTCAACCTTGTATCGGAGAAAGACGGGTTCTACTACTATTCCATTGTCAGAGCCGATGGATTCAACGTGCAGGAATGGGCAAAAAAGAAAGCGGAAAGGCTTCAAAACGCAAGCCGAAACGCCGAGAAAAAAAGCAATGCGTATTGGGAGGCATCGAACGAGGGTAAGGATTTTCTTTCATTAGCCGAACCAATCAAAATAGGGCATCACAGCGAAAAACGCCACAGGGCTTTAATCGAAAGAAACCATAACAGGATGGCAAAATCGGTGGAATTTTCAAAAATTGCGGACGAATACGAAAGTCGTGTTTCGTACTGGGAGGAAAAAGCCGACACAATAAATCTGTCAATGCCTGAAAGTTTGGAATATTACGGATTCAAACTGGAACAGGCGAAACGCAAACACGAAGGTTTGAAAAATGGAACTATCCGACGGGAACACGCATTCTCTTTGCCCTACGCAAAAAAAGAAGTGAACGAAATGGCGAAAAACCTAAAAACCGCTGAAATATTGTGGGCTGACACCATTGAACCCGAACCATTGCCCGAACCGAAAAAAGAGGATTACGGATGGATAGAACCATCATTGTACGATTCAGAAGGTGGGTGGTGTCTTGAAGGTGGAGAGGAAGCGTATGGGGAGGCATTAAATAAATGGTTGAATAACACAAAACAATAGGAACAATGTTCACAACATCTAAAAAAACACCGATACCGAACTCAAAGAGGAACATGGCTTTGGCGATTGCCTGTTGCTCGATGCTGATTTCCTGCATCGACAATATGCACGATAACAACCTTCTAAGGCATTCATTGAAATTCGTTGCCAAACGATTCTTGACGGAACTTGTCAAAATCTGCGACATTGTGTTTCAGGACGGCAGGGATGAGTTGGCAGGGGGTAGCTTTGATGAGACCACCGCCAATATAGAAGTGATACAGGCGGTTTTTTCAGAGATACCGAAAAAGAGTGATGAGGAGATTAATCAATTTTTACAATAAACAAATAAAACGATGACAAAAGAACAGATTTTAAAAAGTAAAATATTATCCCCTGGAATAATCGGGGGTAGTATAGTAAAGTTCCTTGACGCTGGTAAAAATACTTTCTTCCTAAAACACGAAGGGAGTGAGGACTATTTAAAAGACGAAAATGGGAAATACGTAAAAATGGCAATTGATGATGTGCTACAAGCAAGGATGCTGTATTTATCTTCATTTGAAGAAAAGGAAAAAGAAGAAGCAATTCAAAGACAAGTAGAAAAATTAGCAGATGGTTATATAAAAAAGGCAAACGAGGTCATTGAAAAAATAACCATCTATGATAGCTACAGGAAAGAAGATAGTGTGAATATGCAGATATTGGAAAAGATGAATCGCAATATCTATGAACAAAAAATAAAAGAGGTTGAGGCGTTTTGGGAAAACAACCCAACCGCATTGGAATACAAAGAAATGCTGGAAAAAGCCATTGAAGATAAAGACTATGAAAGTCTTTTCTCTGTATTTGAAGATAATTTGATTGCCAGTTTTTCGACAATTGGGGAGTTGGAAGCCTTGAAAAATATCTTTGGAATAGATAATCTAGCTAAAACGATAGAGGAAAGAAATCAAAAAGGTTCGCTGCACTTAAAGGCTAAGGTAGAAGTGGAAAAACGTTATCATCCCGAAAATTAGAAAAATGAGTAATGATTATTACGAAATAGAGTTCCTTAACCACGATGCCAGGTTCATCCTTGATGACAATATGGAGGTCATGCGTGGTTTTGATGACAATGAATTTGATTTGGTTATTGCGGACCCTCCCTACGGTATCAATGCACCCAATATGCAGATGGGACAGAATTTAAAGAGAGGAAAAACAATGTCCACCGCACAGAAAATGAAAGGCAGGTTAAATAGAGGAAGTGGTAAACTTAAAAATAGGATACTGAATAAATCGGATATTGATTGGGATGATGAAATCCCTACTCCTGAATATTTCGAGGAATTATTCAGGGTCTCCAAAAATCAGATAATCTGGGGAGGTAATTATTTTCCCCTGCCTCCAACACGCTGTATCGTTTGTTGGGATAAGGTACAGCCTTGGGAAAATTTTAGCCAAATCGAACTTGCTTGGACTTCCTTCGATTACCCTGCAAAGCTATTCAGAAAAGGAGGCAGGGGCGGTGCAAATACTGAAGCCAAAATCCATCCGACACAAAAGCCAGTTGCAGTGTATCAGTATCTGCTGAAAAACTTTGCATCTGAAGGAATGAAAATACTTGACCCGAATTTAGGTAGTGGCAGTAGTGCCATTGCCTGTGAGATGGGTGGATTCAAGTTTACCGGCATAGAGAAAAACAAAGGGCATTTCTTCGATGCTGTGGAAAGATTTCAGGCCCATATAAAAAAGCCTGAACTGGATTTTTTACAGAAACACAAACAAATAACGATTGAATTATGAAAGATGAAATCTCAAATACGATAGCTTATAAAAACTCAATCGCCTACACTACTGTTATGGGTTGCACAAATGAGCAACTTATAAACAGGGTGCGTTATACGAAAATGGCAATAGGTTTCCATACTATCAAAAATGATATAGAGCAAGTGATGTTTTTCACCGAAGAATTAAATTTAATTAACAAGAGATTGAATAAATAAAACCATGATATTATCATTCAAAGAAAGATTTGTTCCTCTGATTATCGGAGGCACAAAACAACAGACTATCAGGGAGGACAAGGGCAACCGATTTTCAGTAGGCAAAAAGATACATTTCTGGAAGGGAAACCCAAGGAACGTGAAACAATCTCCTTTCCAGTTTGGGGAGGGGATTGTTTCGGAGGTTCATTTGATTACCATAAATACCGAATTTGATAATGACATTATATGTATAATGGATTCGAGAGGGAATTACGGCTATAACCTTATATTGGCTATGGATGGGATAGAGCCTTTCAATGAATTTGCCCGTAAGGACGGTTTTCAGGATTGGGCAGATATGAGAGACTTTTTCCCTCATTATTTCGAGGGCAAACTAATAACCTGGACTGACTTTGTGGAATGCAATCACAACAGAGCGATTCCTCACCATATCACAAACAAAATTTAATTTTATGACCGAATTAGAGCTTTACAAGTTCATCAATGAAAACAACATTGAATGGCATAGGCAGAATAATGAAGAAGGCATTCCAGATGTATGTATTATGCCACATTTCTCACAATTGGACGAGTTTGTAAAACTTATTGAATTTTTACTTTCTGACGATTACATTACCTGTTTTATGCGAGATGGTTATGTGTGTATTTGGATGAAGCATATTTGCGAACATTGCGATATTGAGATGAAAAATATATTTATAGGGGAATCAAACAGATAAATTATGAAAGTATACAAAGAACAATGCGACCAATGTTTGCTATCGAAAAACAGGATAGTTAGTTCCGAAAGAGCCAAAGACATAATAAAGGAATGCGTGAATGAAAACACCTATTTCATCTGCCACAAATCAAGTATTGATGGTGGTAAAATAGGATGCAAAGGGTTTTTTGATAAATTTGGAGATAAAACAAAATTAATCAGCCTTGCTAAGTGGTTGGGAATCGTTAAATTTGTAGAGCAGGAATAAGGGGAAAACCACTAATTGAATTTCAGAAACATTTCAATTAGTGGTTTCAAATCAAAATTATTGTTTCTTCGCAAAACGTTTGTTGAATTTTTCCACTCTTCCAGCAGTATCCAAAAACATTTTTTTGCCTGTGTAAAAAGGGTGCGATTCAGAAGTTACCTCTAATTTAATCAATGGGTAGGTTTTGCCTTCTACTTCGATTGTCTCATTTGAACCCATTGTTGAACGGGTGATGAATTTGAAATCGTTTGAAGAGTCTAAAAAAACCACTTCTTTATATTCGGGATGAATGTCTTTTTTCATTTGTAAAATTAATATTGTTGTACGCCTTGTTTTGAGGGTGCAAATATAGTGGAATTTATTTTAACAACAAAAAATTAAATTTATGAGGATTTTAGGAATTATAATTTTAGTGAAAATAATAATATTTGGAATTACAAACACTATTATTGCATTTATAATAATGGTTGTTTGGAACGGGTTAATACCTTCAATATTTGAAATATCACAAATTAGTTACTGGCAATCATTATGTATTAGCCTTTTTCTTTGGGTTTTGTCTCTGTATTTTAGAAACAACAAACAATAAACAATAAAAATATGAATTTTAAATTATCGACAGCAGGATGGCAATATCCAGATGCTGATAGCAGAAAAAAATTACAGGAAATTGGATTTGCATTCATAATGAATGATTCGTATGGGATTCTTATGGATAATGATTGTAAGCCAAACATTGAAATTAACTCCTTGGAAGAGTTAATCCAATTTTCTGAAAAATTCGGAAAACTCATTGTTAGTAATGGTTCGATACAGATTTACGATGATTATATTGAGTAAACATAAAACAATATGCCTAAGAATAACGGACTTCATAAGGTCACAGCAAGTGGAAAATTAATAAGGTTGTGACTAACGCCCCTAATCCCCAATCTTATTGATTGCATCACGTAGGATATTCACCCTTGATTTGGTATAATGTGCCGTCATGGTGATTGCGGAATGACCAAGTATCTGCTTCCTCAACTCGTCCGATACGCCAGCTTCATACAATAACTGATTACAAGTGTATCGGGCTATGTGGGTTGTAAGGTTTTTGGGAATCCCTGCCAAATCAGCAATCACTTTGAGGTAACTGTTTGTTTTCGCATTGCTTTTGACTGGGAAAACAAAATCCTTGTAGTGCGTTTTTCGGTGGCTGTCATTCCTGTATCTGTCTATTATCCCCATTGCACCCGTAATGAGTGGAATGATAAATTTGGTTGCCGTTTTCTGTCTGCCTTTGATGATGAAAAAAGTATCCCCATCTTTTTGAATGTCCGAATATTTAAGATTTTTCACATCCACATAAGCCAACCCGGAATAACATTGGAAAACAAAAATATCCCTGATTCTTTGAAGGCTTTCGTTTTGGCTCAAATCCGTATTTTTAAGGTTCTCGAACTCCTCTTTCGTGAGTGGTTCTTGTACCTTGGATTCGGTCTTGTCAATTTTGATATTGTGCGAAATCGGGTTTTTCTCAATCCAATCCATTTTAACTGCCTCGTCCAGACATATCCTGAAATAACTTAGTTGCGATTTCGTGTATATCGTTCCCCACTTTTTCACATTGATTACATAATACTCGATGTCGTTGTTGAATGATTTCATATTAGCCAAATCCTGCAAATCCATATCCGCCACCTTGTAATATTCCTTGGTGAACTCGAAAATGCAGTTTTTGAGGTTGTTTATCCGCTTCCAACTGGAAGGCTTTTTTTTGAACACAATATCGAAAACATCCGACAATCTTTTACCCTTGTTTCTTCCCTCATATTCATCCTTGACCATTTTCGCTGTCGGATTCTTACCCATATCCACCATTCTGTTATGAATATCCCTCAGCTTTGTTTCAATGACTGTAAGCGTTTCATTAAGTGATTTTATGTTTGAAAGTTCTATGCGTGTGGTTTTTGAAATAGGTCTTATCTGCTTTGAGATTGAATCCCATTCGTCAGGGAATATTCTGATACCCGATGAAATCTCTTTTTTGTTTCCCGAATCGGTCTTGAATCTGCAATAGATTATAACTTTCCCCTTCGTGTTTGTTTCGGATGGTTTGATTAGGAATGTGATATTCATAGGATGATAATAGTTTGGTCAGTTATTTTTACAATAATCCGACTGACCAAATAACGATTAGTGTAAAACAGAAAAATCCTGATAAATTATTTATCAGGATTTAAAATTACTAACTAATTTTTATTATTTCAAACTATTTAGATAATCAAATAAAAATATTTTTACCATTTTTATTAGGTTGCTGTAAGGGAAGGGGTCGAACCTTACATTGTAAATCGCTATAAATCAAAGTGTAAAAATATTTTTTTTATGCCTACTGACCGAATAACTGACTTAGTCCGTTACTCCCTTGAGTTTTCCAACGCATTACGGAGATTTACAACCTTTGTGAATATGTTCCCGTCAACCTCCAAATTAATGTTCAGGTTCTCGGCCTGGTTGTTTGTGTTTGTCGAATTATTAATGACGGATCCGTTGCCTCCGTTTTTCAATGCCGACAACTGGGCGAATTGGTCACCCAAAAAAGATGGCTGTGTGGAATTGATGGAACTGATTGTTCCACCGCCTGAAACATTCCCCGAACCCGAACCACTACCCGAAGTTTCAAGACCGAGATAGTCCGCACCCGGTATCTGTGCAAGTCCATCGGAAATCGTTGTAACCAAATCACCCCAAACATCATTGATACCCGTAATCATTCCAGCCACTAGGTTTGTTCCGAGGCTGACAGCGAATTTCTCAATGTCTTTCAAGAAATCCGTAAGCAGTTTAGTAACCTCAACAAACGCACTTGTAAAAGCATTTGAGAAATAAGTCGGCATATCATTAACGAGCCAATCCCCAAAACTTGAAAATTGGTTACCGTATTTGGGTATTTCGACCGTAAACAAGTCATACACCCATTTGAAAGCCATAACGAATGCCTCCCCTATATAATAAGGTACTGAAATATAAGCCCACCATAAAAAACTTAGAATAGACGAAATCATAAACGGCACCGCCTGCGCCCAATACCAAACCACAAACCTTATAGGGAGCGAGAATGCCTGTATAATCATATACCCTAGGTTTGTACTAAGCCAAGTGCCGAAATCTTTAAGCAGACCGTACATATAGTCCACTGCGGAGTTTACTGCTCCGCCAATCCAGTCCATTGTGTCGCCCCAATTATATATGGCAGAAGCAATCCCGTAGATTGCAAGCCCCAAAGCTATTATCGGACCTGCCACAGCCACCACGGCATAAGCGAAAAGACCGAATGAAAGCGTAAGCCCTCCCACAACCACATAGGCAAGGTATTTGCCTACTTCCGCCCAATCCTGAATTGAGGATGTGGCTTTCCCGATTGCCCATTCGCTCAATCCGAATGATTCAAGTAATCCGTTCACGTTGTTGACTATTACGGTCACAGCATCCACTACCACGCCTTTGACCGCTGTAAAAGCCTCTATAAATCCCTTGCCAAAGCCCTTACCCAGTTCTATCCCCCTCACTATCCAAGTGCTTAGATTCTTAACGAAATCAAGTATTCCCAAACTCTCCAGTTGGGCTTCCATACCTCCAAGGTTGAAACTTTCCCCGTCCCAAGTCTTAAATATCTGGATTACGGAGGCAATCACACCCCCCACCTGTTGCATCGCACCAAGGAAACCCGTTGAAACCTTCGATGTTCCATCAAGTACGCTGTTGAACTGCCTGAATGCAAGATACCCAAGCCAAAGAGGTGCTGTAATCAGTATCACTTTCGCAACCAGGGGAATCATTGCGATTGTCGCCCTTATCGCACTTGTAGCCATAGCCTGTAATCCGCCTATCATCCCTCTTTGGGCGAAAGCTGCCGAAATTGATTTCTGACCCATAGAAGCGAAAGAGGTAGCCAGTTGCAGGGAGGAAAACCTAGCAAGAGCCGACACCGTGAGGAATGTGCCGAGGGCGATTGTGGCAACAGCAACCCCTGCGGATGCGATGACGAAATATTTACCTATCGGTGTATCCACAAACGAGGAAACCACGCCTATCACAGTATTAAAGTTATTGACCAACTTAGCAAGCATAGGAAGGAACAACTGCCCTACCTGTATGAGTACCGTTTCTATACTGCCCTGCATAGCCTCCATAGCACCGTTGAAGTTGTTAAGTTTTTCGGCTGCGGTTTGTTCTGCGGTGACTTTCAGCATGTCTGCGTATAACCCTTTGATTGTTTCGGTGTTGGATTTCAACAAGATTGCAGCCGCTTTTTGGCCATCGCTACCAAACATATCCCTTAAAGCATCGCCTTGTTGTTTAGGGTTTAGGTTTTTCAATGCCTGCCTCAGAACATCAGTCATATCTGAAAAGGATTTGAGTTTTCCAGAAGCTGTATAGAACTGATTCTGCCCATCCCGTGTAATAAGTCCAAGGCTTTTCATTAAATTGGTGGCCTCTTTTGTTTGTGGACTCAATGTATTAAGCATAGCCTTGAATGAAGTTCCGGCATCGCTACCGACCAGTGTATTCTTCGCAAGCAAAGCCAGAGCCAGCGATGTATCGTCCAGCGACATTCCCATTTGGTTTGCCACAACAGCAACGGATGAAAAAGCATATTTGAGTTGGGAAACATTTGTGGATGAAGCATTGGCGGCCCCCGATAGAATATTGGCTGCGTGGATTACGCTTGCACCGCCCTGCAAACCAAATGCGTTCAATGAAGTAGCCGCAACATTGGCAGCATCGGCCACGGATAGTTCACCAGCCACCGCCAAATCCAAAGCCCCCTTCAATCCGCCCGACATAATATCGGCAGTGCTAACCCCTGCCTTTAAAAGTTCTTCTATACCCTGCCCAGCCTCCAAGGCACTGAATTTGGTCTCGGCACCCATCTGCATAGCAAGGTCTTTTAACTTCTCCATGTCGCTTGCCACGACACCAAGGGATTTGATGCTGCTTAGTTGGGCTTCAAAATCCCTTGCCTTGTCTATTGCGATTGCGAAAGGGGAGGCAATAGCCAGTCCAACGCCAACCGTGGCGAGTCCGAGTTTCATTGTGTTGAGGGAGGCTGTCATTTGGGATGCCATGTTGTCGGCACCGCCTGAAAGGATACCCATTTTAGCCTGTATCCTGTCCGCACTTGCGGAAAATTCATCTTTAAGGGCAAATACCAAGCCCATACCTAATAATCCGTCCATATAGATTTTAGTTATGTCGCCTCAGTATGATGCAAATATAATCAAATATCCCATCAACAAAAAAAAATCCTGAACTTTTAGATTCAGGATTCAAATATTAATCTTTTTTCTTTTTTTTGTCTTCGGTAATCATTTTTTTATGCCCCTTTTTTATCTCTTTTTTCAACTCTGACAATTGTTTTTCCTGCTCCAGATTTTCGGGGTTTTTACCCGAACTTTTCTGCATAAACTGCCTAACCTCTTTGCCTACATTAAAATGTGTTTGGTCAAGATTGGACTGCCCCGTTATTTTCTTATTCTTTATTCTTTCCTCCGTCTGTGTCACCCTGAATAAGTTAGCTGCTAATTCCGCCCTACCCATATAGTCCATTAGTTTTCCCTTCTTGACACCCCTCTTTTTTTCAAGTTGCCAAGAAGGCATATTATACATTCCCAAGTACCCCGCATTTTGAAATTTAGCAAAGTCGAAGCCTATTCCGCCAGCTTGCGAAACAACTGAAGCAAGAGACTTGTTTCCGTCTGTGAGTTCGTCCCTTGTCAGGATTCGTTCCATTTCATCGCTATTCTCTATATATAACTCGAATCTACGGGTTTGTTCCGCAAAATAAGACTGGGCTTTGGCTACTTCCTCCTTTTTTGGGTCGCCATTCATTGCGACAAGGTAACAAGCAAAACGTGTTAGTTTGAAATCCTGCAAAGATTCCCCATCTATCGTCCTTTGTTCTGCCTGTATATTCTCATAATGGGGTATATTCAATGAAACAAAAGCCTTGGTAGCCCTGTCAAGAACTTTTTGGAAAGACTTCATCTCTTTATACCCAAGCATAGTCATCAAGTCGGATGCCCACCAAAAAGTGATTCCGTTTTCTTGTTTGAAATCCTCGAATGTCGGTATATTTTTTTCATTTATTTCTTCCATCGTTTTTCAGTTTATGAGGGTTTTCTTGTTTTTTTTCAACAATACAAATTTAGGTATTTATTATATTTTTGGAAACATCATTCGATATAATTATCAATATTGAGCAAAAAAAATCCTGAACTTTTAGATTCAGGATTTTAGTCGTTTATGTCTATGTTTTTTTTGGCGGTATCAGTTTGCGGACGGTTTCTTCAGGTGCATCACCATGAACACATCCCTCATTGCGTTCAATAGCTTTATCTGGCTCGTCAGGTTTTCAGGCATTCCGCAATCGGACGCAAAATGATAATCAAGTAGTACCTGTATCATATCGTCTATGTTTTTGCAGTGGTCTTCCGGTTCATCGAATTTAAGCAATGCCTCTATCGCTTGGTTTATGTCGGTTACTATCATTTTTTAAGCACCTCCTTTGCAACCTCGTACAATTCGCCAATCCATCCGTTCTGCTCTATCCAACCAATCACGCTGATTTTCTGCCTTTTGGCTACCGCTGATACATTTTTTCTGTATATGGTTTCAAACCGCTTGTAGATAATGGTATAGATTGACTGGGGTGCAATCCCGTTTGCCTCGGAGTAGGCTTTAACAAGGCTGTCCACCGCCTTTCGTGTGCTTACTTGAAATGTGGAAACGGGTTCTAACCCTATTTCTTCGAGGTAAGCCTCCGCCTCATACCTTTGGTCTTGGATTGCCCTAAGTTCCTCGGCTTGTTCGGTCTGCTGTTTTTCAATATCCACAAGTCTTTGGGCTTGCATTAGAATCAACTCCGAAGGGGTCAAAGGCTTGGATGGGCGTTGTAGTTGCTTTTCGCACTCGATAAAATACTGCCTTGCCTGTTTGCCTTTCTCCGTCCGTTGGATCATCGCAATTTCTTTGGCTGTGTCCAAGGTTAAGGCGTAGTCGATACTTGGACGACCTCCCAGACTTTTCCCCAAAATTGGGGTAAAGTCCTTGTCTTCTGTAAAACCGTATTCAAACATTCTCTTACACCAGTCTGAAAAATCAGTTTTCACTTGCAGGAAAGAGTATAGTTCCCTTGCGGAAACAACGTTGTTTCCGTTTTTTTGCTCGACCCTTATTAGGGGAACATTTTGATTTTTATTAAAAAATCCGTTCATTTGTGAAAATGTTTTAAGTTAAACATACCCTGCTCTGTGTTTGCCTCGTAAACTGGCACTTTGCAGGGTTTTTTATTTTAAAAATATACAAAACCGCATATTTTGTCGCGAAAAAAAAATTAAAGTTTGTCAAAAAACATTTTTAATAGTGTTAAATAAGCACTGCTTATAGTATGAACACCATTTTCCCATCTTGAAATTTGAGCTTGCGTTGTGTTTATTGCTTTCGCTAAATCTATTTGGGTGATATTATGTTTTTCTCTCAATGACTTTAATTCTAATCCTGACATATTGCAAATATGCGTAGTTATATATTTACTTCCAAATATTTTTCCCATTATTTTTTAAAAATTTAAGTTTTAATACTTATAGTATTATTTATTTTGAATTACGTGTAAAAATAATACTTATAGTATTAATTGCAAAAATATTTCTATTTATTTTTGATTGTTTTAAATTGTTTTTTTAGCATTGAAAATCAAATCAGGTATTAAGAAGTTGCAATAAAGCAAACAATTCTCGCAGATATATTTAAAAACAGTTCGCAATAATTTAATAAAAAAGTTAATTATAAACTTAAATTTTATAATTTGCGTTTTATAAACAATCAATTATCACTACTCAATAAGTAATATGAAAATAAGAATAGGGCATTCAAAATCAATTAATTCAAAAACACATCTTTCCAAAATGAAATCTGTATATTTCAATGAAGGATTCGATTCGGTTTTTGACCAAATCATAATGGGCGATGAAGAATTAGAGGGTACTAAACCAGTGGTAGTGTCGATTAAAAAATACTGGACTACCGTAAAAAAAAGCATAGAAAAAGTAATGGACGAAAACAAATAGAACAAGCCTATGACCAATAGAAGGAATAAAAGAAAAAACGAAATAGCCAAAACAAACGCAGACATAGACCAAATCGCCAAAGAGGCTAATCTAAGCAGCCAACAAAAACAAATTATCGCACAACGTTTTTCGTTTACAAGCCAGACCGTACACCAAGGCATTATACCCGACCCAGAAGAACTCGCCAAATTCAATGATGCCACGCCCAACGGTGCCGACAGAATCCTTAAATTGGTGGAAAACGAACAAAGACATAAAATTGAAATGGATTCAAAGTTACTCGAACTACAATCTAAACAAAATGCGAGGGGTCAGTTATATTCTGTTGTAAGTATTGCAATAATTATGTTGTCTACAACTTTAGTGGGCATATATGGCGATCCTGCTGTGGCAGGTGGATTACTCGGGCTTAGCACATTGGGCGGTATAGCAAGAATATGGAATAAAAGAAACAAGTCCAATAAAAAAGCGCAAGAGGATGAGGAAGATGATGAAGAATAAAAAAACCCACCCCATAAAACAGGGTGGGTTTTTGAATCAATTCAAAATAAAACCTATGCAATTACCTTTCTGAACCTCGACACGGAGAAGGTCACCGTTTCGATTATGTTCTCCGAACTGGATTTATCCAAGTCCGATGTCGCTATTTTTTTGACCCAGATGTTTTCCATCACGTACTGTTTCACAAATGTAACAGCATCGGGCTGGGTAAGTACAAGCCTTGCACTTGTTCGGAAGTTGCCGGGTAGTTTCCCACCAAGTGCGTATGACTGTGCATCGTTGAGCATTTTCCAAGCCCAATCCTCAATATCCTCAAAGGGCATAATTTTTTCACAAACCAGATCGGTTGTCTTAATCCTACCCGGTGTCTTTTCATCGTACACACCCATCGAGTGCATTACCTCCTCAATTTCGATTTCGGGAAGTGTAACTTTTTGTATTGAGAATTTCGGCAGTCCGTCCAATTCCAAAATCCAGTCGTAGCTTTTTAAAATATTACCTGTTATTGACATTTCTGTATAAGTTTAAATGTTCTCTGAAATTGTTAAAACCGAGTTGCTGTCGGTAAGCACCGCATCAATGCCTATGTATTCCATAAGCGACACATCCACATAGACAAATCGAGCCTTGTAGATACCTGCGTCAATGTCCGTTTTGGTGTTGTATGTCAAATCGTCAAGACTTTTTGCATCTTGGTCACCTTGCCAAAACCAATATTTACCCTCTCCTTTTCTAATCGCATTACCCGTTTCAAGTTCGTCCACAATGAAGGGTCTTACTTTCCTGTAGATAAGATTCCAGTATTCGGGCGAGTTCGGGTCGAATTGTACGCTACGGATAAGAGGCAACAAGGTGCGTTTGATATACACAGCCAAATCGGCACTATTGGAGAATTTTAGTTTCTTGGTTTGGTCACGCAACAAGGTTCTATTTCCCCAAAACACCACCCCAAACGCACTGTCATTGATGACAGGGTTGATTTGTTTGTTGTATACTTGGTCAAAGAAGTCTGCATTGGCAACACTTCCAAGGTTGTATGGCACTCCCAAATTCGTTTTCAGTTTCCCCCTAGTTGCACCAGCCGTTGAAGACCAAACCCCGGTTGCACCATCTTTGGCACACATCAAACCGCACACATCGGCAATTGCAGAAATTTGCTTTGTTTCGGTAACGTCATCGGGATTGGAAACCAAAACATTCCCTGCGATGATGTCGCCCCAATAACTGTCAATCGGAGTATGGGAATACGCACCCGTACCCATCCTGTAATCAATCATTGTTTCATAATCAAGGTTATCCGACAATACAGGACGGATATAGAACCTCATATCCTTTCTTGATTCGCAGTAGTCCTTCAAAGCCGAATCCACAGTGAACACGGGCTTGTTGAAGTTGAAAATCCTCATACTGTCTTGCACATCGTCAAAAGCGAACCATCCCTTTGTTTCGGTGGTTCTGCTTCCTATGTAGTCATTTGCCACAATGGAGGCGTATGTCTGCGTTCCGCCTGCAAGCGTTGCAGTACCGATTGGCAATGTCACAGGCAGGGTGTTGATGCGTGTGAATTTCAATCCTGCATTGATTCTCGACAATTCGGTGGAAACCGTTGTTTTGGTTACATCCCTGATTGTGGAAACTTTCAAGCCTGATTGCTCCGTAATATCCACTTTGGTAGTATCTCCGCTTATGGCTGCCGAAACAGTTACAACGATTCCGTTATACCCTGCACCCACATTTTTTGCCGTGAAAATTACGCTGTTAAGGGATTGCGTAACCGTTGCTGTAGCCTTTGCCCCTTCCCAATCGGTTGTGTCCCAATGTGCCACACGGGAAACATACAGCTTTGCCCCTGAATCCAATGCACGCTTGCACATAAGGGGGAAATCGTCAGAGGGATGCAGACCGCCAAACTCCTGAACGAAAAACTCCCAGTTGGGAACAAGAACGGGCTTGAACGGCTCGCCTTTGAGCGTAACGCCCTGCACACAGGCGAAACCCGATAAGCTGTTTGCCTTGATGATGGAGGCATCGACAATGTTTACTTCGGTGCGTGGTCTCCCAGACCCTAGATTGTTATTCATAATGTATATTGTTAATTTTCTTCGTTTAAGTCAAATTCTATATCCGTGATAGGGCTTACTTTTTCCCCTATGATTCTGTCTTCCTCCAAAATAAGTTCGGATGTTTTGTAAATCATCTTTTTCTCAATCATTGATTCACTACCCACATCCACAATGTCATCCCTAAATATCCTGAATGTTCCCGTGGTGTAAGTTCCATCCACATTAAGTCCTTTCAGTTCCCTTGTAACCCCCAATGCTTTTCTAAGTAGGTAGGATACTGTTTTCTCGTCACTACTATTTTTTACCACCATGGATATTGTATAGGTGATGGTAGTCGTCTCGAATGAAACCTGTTTCATATCGAATTTCCCAGCACCGTCAGGCTCGAAATAAGTAGTACCCCTGTATCCGATTGGGGAAAGCCCCTCCCTAGTTCTTTCAATCACTATGGTACTGAATTTCAATTCCTCTTTCGCCTTCCAACTACCGACACCATACAGATTGACAGGGTTTTTGCCATTTGCTTTTATTACAAGCAATTGGGCTTTATAGAGTGCCTCCGTATTGTAGATGACTACATCGGGCGTGTAACCCGATTCGACAAGTACAAGCCGTATTGCTTCGTATATCCCCTTATCAACTTGGTCGGTAGTGAAATTCATTGTTAGTCTTTCGCTTTAATTTTGCAGTATGCCAGTTGAAGCAAAAAATCAATCACATACTCCTTGAATACCTTGTTAGTACCCAGGTTCTCCGCTATAATAGTGGATGCCTTATGCAGAATCGCACTCCTCTGCAAATCGGGTAGCTTGTTGATTTCCTCGAAAAATGATTTGGCGATTTCCTTATCTGTTTTATTTACATTCTCGTTTGCAAAGCCTAATATTTTAATTGCGGTTGTTAGCCCGGTTCTTAGATTTCCAAGAACCCTGTCATCAACACCTGTTTTGGATTGCACAACAAGCCAGTCGAAAGATTGGCTATCCGATATGGTTTTCAGCACCTGTAGGAATGTCACCGCAGGGATTGCATTCTGCTTGATGTATGTTTTTGCCCCAGCCCAAAAAATAAGGACAAAGTTTAATATCGCTTGAAAAATCTTACTCATTTTGTGTATGGTTTATTGGTGATGAATTATTTTTGTTCCTCTTTTTCCTTGTTTGAAGCATCCTTGGAAGCCCAAAATCCCAAAGACGCACCCGTGCCGATTGCAAGGGTATAGATTTCGGTTGTAATGAAACCCTGCTCATAAGAAAGAGAAAGAGCGAATAAGACGATTGCTGTAAGTGTTGTTTTCCAGTTTTTCATTGTTTTATTTTTTGTTTGCTTGATACATTGCCGTACTTACCCCTATTTTCAAGTCCGATATTTCGTAATCTTGCTGATGCACTTTTCCCTCGACCTTCGTCAGCCTGTTGCTCATCGTCATTATGAAGAAGAACACCATAATCATAATGAAGAAATTGGCGACAAGGAACACGATGAATAGTGCAAATAGTTGGTTTTCCATATTAATTGAAATCTTTTCGGTGGATTAGCGTGTATGTGAACCTATCCCCCCACAATGCGATTGCATTACGGACTATGGGTTTAAGTTTGTTGAAATAGTATGATGGGTTCCCCTGACACCCCTGCGACCATGGCGACCAATCGTAATTCACATAGTCCTGGTCCATTCCCTCTGGCGACATGGCGTGTATGTGGGTTTGGTAGTCGCCTTCATAGATTTTGCCATCACGTGTAATTATGCCGTTTCTGTCGTTATCCCTAAGATATTTCAGAGGCTTAACCTGTTTGAAATACTGGATGAAAGGATACTGCCAGCCATTCTCAACCCATTTGAAAGCCCCTCGGTATTGTCCTTCGAGTATGATTGCCGTTCCGCTTACGCCAGTTCCTGTCTGCCATGCTGTGAGTGGGTTTTGCTCACCACCGAAACCCAAAGTTCCTGCGAGGGTTGTCCAAGGAAGGGTAAGCACACGCCATTTACCGAATACCTTGTAAGCGATATGCACCGTGTCGGAAAATTTGTTGTCGAACTTATCATCCTCCCTGATTGCGATGATGTTCAAATTGAAATCACCACTTTCAAAAAAGGCATAACCCTTTTTCTTCAGCACCGCTCTAAGTTGTGCTACTTTATTTTCGGTATCTTGATTGATATTCAGGTTTTCAGATTCCATATTTTTTATTGATGTATCTTGCTAGAAATAATACAAACTTGTTTTCCCTAATCCATTTTTTCATTTCGACCATCACAGGCGACCAGAGTGGTCTTGCAGGGATGTTCCTGCTTACACTACCGTACTCCAAAACCTTTGCGATATTGGCTATTTGGTTGCCGTCCTTATCTTTCACATCCCGTTTTACTCCGATATATGCCTTGTCTTTGGCTGTGAACGATGTTATGTTCTGTATATAGGTAGTATCCGCAATCAGGATTTTGTTTGAAAGATTTTTCCGTTCCTTGTAAGCCTTGTACCTACTTGAAAGCGGTTTCCAGTTCAAATCCTGTTTCTGAATATGTTCCACCGCCAACCCTTCGCCTTTCAATCCGATCTGCATAAGATACTGTTTGGATGCGAACTCAATATCCCGTTCGAGATTGTCAATCATCCTGTTTGCCTTCTGCCATTGACCGAACTTTGTTAGCCCTGTCTTCATAGCGATTGCAGCCTTTTTTTCGTTACCACCTTCACCATTGTAAATGTGTCCACAAATTGCCCTAGGGGATGCACCCCCATTACCTCGTATTCCAGTCCATCGCAAATGATAGTGTCTATACTGGCGTTGAATACCGGTTGACCGTTTGCAATCAGACCCAAAGCGTCCAAGTCGTCAAAGTTGAACAGGAAATAACCATCCGATTCATCGTAAGTGCCTATGTTTTTCTGAATCACCATATCGGATGTGTTATTTTCCTGCACATACATTGATTTCAGATTGTAATCCGTGTATAGCGTGTTTTCATCCTCTCCAAACCTATTGACCGTTTGGGATTTAGCCTTATACACAATGTCTTTCTGAAGGAATGTATCGGTTGTCTGTTTGATTACATCCCTGAATTTTGATACTACTTGAGGACTTAGAAAACCCATTAGTGATAAACTTTAAATGGTAATGCGACCTCGAACTTCCTATTGCAGATTGGGAGGAAAATACCCATCGTCCTTGCAGTTGTGCATAGGAGTTGTTTTATTTCCCCTGACAATTTTTCCGCATCGAAAAGCAAAGTATTTTTGCCCGATGTATCCTGAAACTCCGTTTCAACCACGTCAGCCTTTGCTTTTTTGATTAGTTGGTTCGGATTCGGTGCGTTTCCATTGCTCCCTGAAATATTTTTCATCGCCTCCACGGTTATTAGGTTATAGCAGGTATAATATGCCACAAGCATTTTCTGTATTTCGGAATATTTCGATTCGTCCAACACATCCACATCCTCTTTTTGAAGATAGGATTGCAGGGAGACAAAGGACTGCGTTGTTTCCAACGCAATCTTTGAATCATCCGCAGGGCTTGCGAGATAGGTCAGCTTTCCCAAAACTATTTCGTTGATGGTCATCCCTTATTTCTTCTTTTTTTCAGGTTCGGCTTCGTCTGGGGTTTCGGATTTCGCTTTCTTAGGCTCTGATTCCTCCACCAAAACAAGGTAGTTGAATTGTTTCGCCTGTCTTACGGCTTGCGTTTCCTTCAATTCTTTCTCCTCGCCTTGCAATAGTTTTTGGTTTTCGAGTTCCTGACCCAAATCCCAAAATATTGTCGCTTCGTTTGATAATCTGTATTTTGCCATTGTTCTTAGATAGTTTTAAATCCTGATTGCAAATATGTTTCGATGTCCATATAACTAGGGAATCCGTTTGAGCTGAACGCCACGGTTCTATCGGTAATTACCCTTGCATCACGCTTGATATTCATAAATCCGCAATGGTCGGTCACAAAGATTTCATCCTCCTGGTGTTTGATGTTTCTGCCTGTTTCAATCATAAGACCCTTATATTGCAGTTTTGCAAGTGCGTTCCTCTTGTTGATGAACATCAACTGACCGGCAGGAAGCAAGAACAAATCCCTCATCAATCCTGTGTATTCGGAAATCGTCTCTCTGTCACGGTTCGGGAAAGCGGTATTCAAATCCCTGATGAACTCCGATTTTGCACCAATCATCATATCCGCAGGCATATTGAGCATCTCCATTTGCATGGTGATATTGTCAATATCACTATGCAGGAATCCATTCGTACCCGACACAGTTTCAACTCCGATTACTGGGGCTGATTCGGAACCGTTGGCTTGGTCACCATTCACTAACACACGCATTGCCTCAACGTCTGCTCCGATACTCATTTTCGTACCCACTTGGGCTAAGAAGATGGTCATCATCTCGATTGAGGATTGGTCGATTAGTTCATCAGTAAGGCTGAATCCACAACCAACTTTGAAAACCTGAACATCTTTCTGACCGAATGTAAGCGAACCAAATGGAATCGCACCGCCCTCGTTGATACGGCTAGGCATCACATCGCCATCCTTGATGAAAGGGGCTGTAATTTTTTTCTTGGAAACATTTTGAGTTCCGCCAATCCAACGCATGTGTCTTGCACTTGCCTCATATCCCACACGGATAGCATTCAGGATGATTTCGGGAATAATGAAACGGTAACTAGGGTCAATATCCTTGGTGGATGCAAATGAACCCACACCGATATTGCTGTAATCAAGAAGCCACTCTTTCACAGAGTTTTTGCTTGCCTGACTGAATCCCATTCTTTCACTTGCCGACTGGATCGTGTCGTTTTGGAAAACTTGGATGTCCCTCAAAAATTCGTTCACGCTTTTTCCGTAGAATGCGTTGACGGCTTGCGAAAATGAAATATTGTTCGGTGTGGTTTCTTTTTTGAAATCGCTCGACCAGCCCATTCTGACAGCTTGCAATTTCGTGAAGAACTCCAAAACGGATTTGTTTCGGTCATCCTCATTACGTCTCAACATTTCGTTGTTGTCCCTGATTTCCTCATCGCTCAATCGGATGGGGGTCGTGTTTTTCTTCACCGTATCCATATCGTTTGCGAGGATTGCGGTGATAAGTGCCAATTGTGATTTACTTACTTTTTTCATAATGTATAGTGAAAATATTTTTTTTTAGTTTGATTAGGCTACTACTACTGGGCTTCTAAGGATTCCTAAAATGATTTCGGTATCCACAGCACCACCGTCTATCACGATTGCAAGTGCGAAATCAGCGGATGCACATGCCACATA